CCGGATCTTTGGCCGCACCAATGGCTTCGGCGCCTTTCACGAGCAGATTCAGGCCGTGCGAGGCGGTCCCGGTCTTGTCGTTGGCATCTAGGAGCGACTTCGCCCTAACCATCGGGTCGATGACGTGATCTACCTCGCTCGGGTCGGTCATTACCGACCGCATCTCCTTCCAAAGCTCCATTACGGAAGCCTGGGTGACGTTCTTATACTGGACCGCGAGGCGCAGGCTCTCGTCGGTGATGTGCTGGCGCTCGCCAAAACCGATGCCAGCCTTGGCCATGTCGACCCGGGTGCTCTGGACCTCGGCGCCTGCCTTCGCGCTCTCAGTGATGACGTGGCCCACGCCATGGACGCTGACGGCTCCACTCGCGACAGCGGCCCCCGCGCCGACGAGGCCATGCGTTCGACGGTGGCGCGCGAACTCGGCCTCTTCCTTTGCGTGATGAGCAACCGACCGTGCGGCTTGATCCTCGACCCGGATCTGCCGGCGCATCGCCTCAGTGGCGCTCTCGGTCGTGGCGCGCAGTCGCTGCTGATGAGCCTCGAGGTTGCCGAGATCGGCACCGAACTTCGTCGCAGAGGCCTCGGCGTGCTGGAGCGCTGAAGACTGCGCGGCGACCGCAGCGGTTGCCCGGCGGACGTCGCCCTCGGCTTTCTTCTGAGCGGCCGTGTAATCGCGCACCGCCTTGGTCGCGGCCTCGATCTGCTTGGCCTGTTCCGAACCCTTGGCGGCCTTCACGCCGTCGAACGCGGCCCGAGCGACCTTCGCCTGCTCCAGCGCCTTCGCGGCTGCCTGGGCCGCGCCCGTGGTGGCCCGGAAGCCAGCTTCTGCACTGGCGAGACCGGACCGGGCAGACATGGCCGCGTTGACGGCCTTCGAGGCCTGCTCGACGTGCGTGAACTCCTTGGCGAGGTCCTGCAGCGGCTTGGAGACCCTCGAGACCTCTTCGAGCTTCCTGACGCTCGCGACAACGCTGGCGATCGAGGCGCTGGCGCCCTTGTCCTCGCCCGAGATAACGAGGCGGGCTTCGATGGTCTTGGCGGCCATTCAGAACCCTCTCACCGGCCGCGACGCGCGTTGCGCTCCCGCTCCCGTTCCCGGCGTTCGGCGCGTTCGACGGCGCGCCGGTAGCAGTCCAGCATCTGCGCGAACGTCATGCGTCCGACGACGTCTGGTCCCCATTCGAGGTCGAAGACGAGGGCTTCCCAGACGCCGTCGAGCCAGCGGTCACCCTTGGATCGACGGCGAGGAAAAAACCGCAGATCGCGCCCTCAACGCGCTTCACATCCTTCAGCCCGAGTTGCGACAGAAGGGCGGGGTCGCCCGCCTGCTGCCCCTCAACGATCAGGCGCTCGGCGTAGTCTCGCACCCGATCGGGCAGCGGCACCGGCCGGACCATGTCCGGATCCTCGGGCGACTGCGCCCAGACGTAGGGATCGCCGACGCTGACATAATCGTCCCAACGCGGCTCGCGGAACTCCAGTTGGTTGTAGGCCTTGTGGCCCACGATCCTCTGATCGAGGACGACGATCGCGTTGGGCATCGTGGCTCCTGGCCGAGCATGGCCTATCTTCTCCGCCGGTTCGACCGGAGGATGCCGTGAAATTCGTGTGTGCCGTCGTCGCTGCGTTTCTCATTCCCGTCGCCTGCCACGCGGAGTGCCGGCAGGTGCCCGTTCCTGAAACGCCGAAGACGTTGCTGCGTGCATTCTCCGACCGCATGGAGAAGGCCGGTGCCGGCGATTGGCGATTCGCGACCGACACGGTCCGCGGGCCAATGTTCTACTCGAAGGCGACCCTGCTCCGGCTGGTGGTCAAGGGCGCAGACGGCTTGATCGAGGAGACCGGCCTGCTGCTGCCGCCAGAAGGAACCGCGACTGATACGGTACGCATGGAAGCAGCCGCGACTTTCCTAGGGGCGCACATATCTGGATCCCCAGAAACCAGCTTCGAGCCCCGCGTGGTGAAGGCGATTGCCGACACGCGGAAAGATCGCCAGCCACATCAGGTGCGCGAGGGCGAAACCGTGCTGATGTTCTCTTCACCGGCGCCCGGGGCCGTAGCGCTCGTCTCGGGCAGACTCCGCTGCGATTGAGACCTCAGACCGCCCGGTACTGATCCGACGCTACCGACATGCCGGTGACCTCGCCGGTATCCGTGTCGATGTCCGGCTCGCCGACCCAGGAGCCTGACGTGAAGTAGTGGGTGCGTCCGGCATCGTCCTCGATGAAGGTCACGTCCACGTCCTGCAGGATCATGCCCGCAGTCCAGGTGATCGCCTGGGCCTTGCTGCCGCGGTCGAAGCTGAGCGAGACCATCGGCAGCTTCGCCTCGACGGTGCGGTAGGCGGTGCCGTCGCGGTTCGGGTCCGCCTTCGGGGTGGCCTCGGCCGGCTTGATGCTGGCCTTGCCGCGGCCTGAGAACCGCTGGCCGCCGATCCGCACGCTGTATCGTCCGCCCTTGGTATCCATGGCCGGCCTTCCTCAAGATGATGGTGATGGGAGAGCGGCCGGGCCGCGGTTGGATGGGGCGAGGCTCGAGGCCTCAGATCCCCTGATCGGACTGGTCGAGGTAGCTGGTCTGGTTGACCGCGTTGATCCGGAGCTGCGCCGCCGCCGTGATCGGCAGGTAGTAGTTCACCCGGTCGTTGGCGTAATCCGGGAAGATCCGGATGTTCGCCACGAACAGATCGAGCTGCCGGATGATGCCGGCGCGGTTCAGGTCGGTCGCGGCGTGGACCGAAGTCTGCTCCAGATCGATTGGGGTGACCACGCCCTGCAGATTGGCCGGGTTGTCCTCCCTCAGCGCCGAGCGCGGGTAGGTCCCCTGGATCTTGTTGCGGAAGTAGCGAGCCGCGTAGGCGGCGATCGCGATATCCTCGATGTCGAGCCAGGTCCGGTCGGACAGGCCCGAAGGGTTGACCCGATAGGTGGTCACGATGCGGTCGCAGGCCATCTGGCCATCGGCGGTCGCCGTGAAGGTCGAGATCCCGTTGCGCAGCAGGCTGTCGCGATCCGCCTGGGCGAACAGCGCGTTCGGATCCTTCGGCGGCCGCAAACCGCGCAGCACGCGGGTCTGCATCGGCCGGGCGATCTCGATCGCGTTGGCCAGCGAGCGGCCGAGATTCTTCAGGAACGCGATCTCGCCGCCGAGCGAAGCCGAGATGCACCACGCCGCCTGCGGCCACTGGTAGATGCCCGCGAGGGTCACGTGCCGATCGTTGCGGGTCTGGCCGAAGGCGGTCTGCGTCGACAGGTTGCCGTGATTGTGAGTCGTGTAGTGGCCGAGCAGGCCAACCAGCGGCGCAGACCGGCCCGAGCCGCTGTCCGACAGGAAATCGCGCACGACGTTGAGTTGCGCGGCCGTCGAGTAGGGTCCGCAGATCCAGTCGGCGTTCTGCGCGCCGAGCTTCGCCAGCGTCGCGGCCATATCGACGTCGCCGACGCCACCGGCCATGTAGGTGATGGTCACCGTGATGCCCGGCACCTCGATCTCATCGCCGTCGAGGCCTTCCTCGATATGCCAGCCGTTGGTCTCCGTGCCTGGGTGCCGAGCAGTCAGCGTGACGTCGGTAGCGGTCGCAGTGCCGCCGGCCTTCACCGCCGCGCTGACGGGGGCGAGCATGCCAATGTTGAACTTGGTGTAGCCTTGGGCGAACTCCGCCACGAAGGCGGCGGCCACCACGGCGGCCGTGTCGCCGATCGCCACGTTCACGTCATAGCGCTCGCCACCGAGGTAGCGGCTGACGGTCCCGGCTGAGGTCGCGGTGCCAGCGAAGGAAAGCGTACCGACCGCCGGCGACGGGTTCGCGCCGATCGCCGAGGTGGCATCCACGAACAGCATCTCGCCGAGCGGGTTCTGCTGGCGGGCGTACAGAATCTGCTCCGCGCCGATCGAACCGAGGCCGCACAGCGCGTTCGGGTTCTGGCTACCGACGTTGATCGGCAGACCGCGCAGGGCGGCGAGCGAGCCCGGGAGCGCCCGGCCGATCACGACTTGGCGCGAGGTGCCGGAGTAATTCGGCGGGCCGGCGTTGAACTCGACCATGAAGGCCGGCACGAGCACATCGGCCGGCGTGTTCTCAAAGGCGACGGGGCCCTGGGGCATCGGCTGGTTCTCCAGATTGAGAGGGAGCCGCAGGGCGGTCCCGGGCAGTGATTACGGGCTGGTGGTGCGGGCGCTCGGGGCGTCGCTCGTGGCGACCTTCGGCGCCTCGACCTGCGGGTTCTTGCCCGCCTGCGCATCGGCCGTGGGCTTGGCCTTCTCGGCTTTCGCATCGGCTGCGTCCTCGTCGGGGACGTCCTTCACCTTGACGTCGCCCCGGGCTTCCAAGCGCGCCCAGTGCACGGACCACTCGACGATGCGGCCCTCGGGCGGCAGGTCGGTCTTGCGGGCCGGGTCGGGGATGGAGGCGTTCTTGTCGGCGGGCTTGACGAGCTTGCGCATCAGGGCACCTGCGAGAGATCGACGGAGAAGGAGGTCGGCAGCGTGCCAGGCGCCTGATCGGGCGTGACGACGGGCTGAGACGGCGGGATGGCGACGGGCGCCACGGTGAGTGCGAGCCGCTCGGCGATCAGCTGACAGGTCAGATAGCCGGAGGAGCCCTCGACCATGGCGCCGGCGATCGTGCGAAGCGGATCCGGCAGGATTCCAAACGGGCCGGGCGCGATCTCGTAGCTGTCGATCTGCTCCCCCTTCAGTTCGACGCGGAAGGTAAGCAGGTGGATCGCCAGCTTCTCGCCGGTCTGGTCCGATGCGAACCGGGAACTGGTCCGCTTGGACACCCTCCGGGTGACGGCGCTCATCAGCAACTTGCCGGCAGCGGTGGGGCGTGGCGAGCGCGGCGTCGGCCGGCCCAGCGTCACGATGGAGGACGCACACTCCTCGAGCAGGTCGAGGGACGCCTCCATCTCGCTGTCGGTCTCGGGGCTGTAGAGAAAGGCAGCGTCCGAATTCTGGACGAGCTGCGTCATCGCGATTTCGAGCACGAGATCGCAGGAATCGTTGAAAGGCTCGCCGCCGTTCTGTTCGTTCCACGGCTCGCCGGCGAGCTCTTCGGTGGTGACGACGATCACCGGAACCGGCTCGCCGTGATCGAAATCGGCGATGCGCGAATCGTAGACCCGGCCGGGGCACATGGCCTCGACGACGGGGTGAGATCTCAAGGCCTCGATCACCCCGAGGCGGAGAGCGGTGCGGGCTAGGCTCATCGAACCAAAGCCGAGGCCGCGCGATGCTCGGCGAGGTGCATCCAGGCGCGATTCAGGTCATCGACCACGAACCGGGTGACCTCGTAGAACGTCTCGGTATCGTGCCGCAGGACGATATCGCCCTGGACCGGCTCCCGGCCGCCGAATTGCAGCCGATCGACATCGACCATCGGCTTTTCAGCCACCACGGGCCGCGTGGTGCTGTCGGCCATACTGCGCCCGTGGGCGTGGAGCATGGCGCCTTTGTCGAAGAAAATCCCGACGAATGGGACCGTCCACCGTTCCATGCTGGGCACGGAACGAGCGTTCGGGTCCGCCCGACCCAATGGATCGGTCGGGGCCGCCCGCGGATATAGGGTCAGGTTCTCACCGAACTCGGCATCGATGTCGGCACTGGCGTCGCTCCAGGCCTGGGCGAAGAGCGACGCCATGGATCAGGCGCCAGCCTTCGCCTTGACGGCCGCGTCGGTCGGGACGGCCTTGGCTGCTTCCGGAGAAGCCGCGACCGGGACGTCTTCTTGGAAGCCCACGGAGCCGCCGGTGATGTCCGGTCCCCGCTCGGAGGCCTCGTCCATGACCTCCTCGTAGGCGCCGGACTGGAGCGCGGCCATGCCCTGGCCGAAGTCCATATGGACGGGCTCCGCGCCCTTCTTCTTCTCGCGAACGAGCATGGTCGACCTCCTCAGTTGCTGGAGAAGCCACGAACCAGCAGGTTCGGGCGCTTGCACAGCGGCAGCGGGTTGGACTCGGTGTGGATGTCCATGCCCTTGCCGAACTTCATGCGCTCCAGCGGAGCCACGAAGACCTGCGCGTCGAGGCCGGGGGCCGTGTTGACCTCGTCGACGAAGTCCGGCGGAGCCCACCAGTTGACGAAGGTCTCGGTGGTGCCGAGCGGGAAGAAGCGGACGTCGCCGTCGGGGATGAACCGGGTCACCGTGGTCGTGGTCCCGTCCGGGTTCACGAAGGTGGCGTTGCCGCGGTACTCCTCGATGGTCACGCCCTGGAAGGTGAAGCCGCGGCGGACGTCGTCGCGCAGCGGGTTCTGGACAGACGAGAAGAACTTGTAGGCGTCGCGGACGCTCGGGTGCGACACGTATTTCGCGAACCACGAGGGCGAGGCGAGGCCCATGACGCCGGTCATGGTGTCGCCCTGGAGGTTGTCCTCCATGAAGCCCTTGATCAGCCGCAGAACGGAGCCGACGTCAGTGATCGCGCTGGCGCCGCTGGCGGCGGTGTTGCCGAAGGCGAAGTCGTAGGCCTGCTCGGTGACACCGAATTCCTGGAACAGGTCGATGATCACCGACCCGTCGTAGTCCAGGATTCGGCCCTTGATCGCACCGACCCGGAGGTTCTCCAGGGTGATGGCGTGCTTGCGGCGCATCGTGATCAGCTTGCGGTTCACCGCGCCGATCACGGTCTCGAGGCCGATCCGCGGGGCCCGAGCGAGCATGTTCTGCACGTCGAGCGCCAGCACGGAATCGTCGTGGGGGATGTGCGGGACCACGAAGGCTTTGAGCTTCTGCTTCTCGCGGGTGCCGACGCTGGCCGGGCCGCCGCGCGGGCGGGTCGGCAGCAGATTGAGCACGCCGTTGGCGATGTCGATCGCGACCGAGGTGGTCGACACCGGCTCATTGGTGAACAGGCCGAGTTCGTTCAGCCGGCCGTACATGTTCGGCACGACGTTGACCGTGTCGGTCAACGACACGGCGCTGAACGCCTGGTCGTTGAAGATATCGAGGATCTCGGGCATCGATCAGGCTCCTTCGCGGGTGATGATGCCCTGAGCCGCGAGCTGGGCCTGAACGGCCGCCCGCTTCGTCGCATCGCTGATTGAGGGGTCGTAGGTGAGGCCGGCATGGCTCACGTCGGCGTGCCGGGACAGGACGACGACCTTCTGGTCGGCCACCGTGGCATCGACGATGAGCTTGTCGCCCGGCGCGCAGATCAGAACCGCCACGGCGTTCTGGGATCCGTCCGTGGCCGTGGCGACGACAGGCGCATACTTGCCGGTCGCCGTGACCTTGCCGAGCACCGTGCCGGAGACGAGGAGGCCGGAGCCGGCCGCCAGCGTGCCGGTGTCGCGCGAGTGGTAGCTCGGGGCCTCGAACTTGAGCCAGTCCGAGATGTAGACCGGGCTGTTCAGGATGGTGGTCATGGATCAGGCCTCCTTCTTGAGCATGCCGCGGCCTTCCAGCTGCGCGCGCATGTTGGCCATGGCGGCTGCTCGGCCGGCCTGGGTCTGCCGCTGCGGATGCTGGGCAGTCGTGACGACGGCGGCCTCGTCCTGGGCGACCATCTTGTCGAAGAGCGCAGCGCGCGCCTGGTCCAGGGTCTTGCCCTCGGCGAGCATCGTGGTGGCAAAGTCCTCGGGGATCTCCGGGCTGGTGCGACGCGCCAGCGCGACGAGATCCTTGACCTGGCCGGCCATCTGGATCCGGCCCTTGGCCTGCTCGACGGAGACGCCCTCGGCCAAGAGGCTCGCGGTCATCTCGGGCAAGCCGCCGTCGAGACAGAGCTTGGCGATTTCGGACGCCTGGACGCGGGGCACAGCGGTGGCGAGCGCCTCGGACCGGCCCGCGGCACGGGCCTCTTCGATCTGGACGACGTTGTCGGGGGTGGGCCCGGCGGAAGCGGCCGCGGGGCTGTTCTGGGAGCCGGGCACGCGTGCCTCCTCTCTGGGCTTCGGGGTCGGTGGGATAGCGGCGCGCGGTGCGTGAGCGGTGGCGGGCACACGGCCCGTCCACGCGCGCCGATCGGCCAGGGCGACGAGGCGCTCCGGCGGATGCTGGTAGAGGCGGAAGTCGAAGGCGGTCGGCTCGGTGCCGCCGATCTCGTCGTCGTTCTCGGCCTCGATGACTTCGGTGGCGCCCTCGCCCGCAGGATCGGAGGCCCTGGTCTGAACGCGGTTGGCGTAACCAGCGGCCACCGCCTCGTCCGGCGACATCCAGAGCTCGTCCCGCATGTCGGTACGGGCCTGGTCGACCGTGCGCCCAGAGCGCTCCGCGTAGATGCCGGCCATGGCAGTTGCGAGGGCCGAGAGCGCCTTGATCTGCAATTCGTGCTCGGCCACGGTCCCGAAGGTGAACCCCGACGGGTCGTGGATCATCATGATCGCGCCCATGGCCATCACGATGTCGTCGCCGGCCATGGCGATGATCGAGGCGGCGGAAGCGGCGACGCCCTCGACGATGACCGTCTTCCGGCCCGTGTGAGCGCAGAGCGCGGCATGGATCGCGGCGCCCTCGGTCGCGATGCCGCCACCGCTGTTCAGGCGGATCACGACGTCCTGACCGCGCCCGACCCGCGCGAGCGCCAGGATGACGTCGGCCGCCGAGAAGCTGTCTTCCCAATAGAGGTCGCCGACCGTGCCAGAGAGCACGATCTCGTTGCCCGTGACCATCGCTGGCATCGGCAGTCCTATCGTTGCGTGTGAGGCCGGTCAGGCCGCGTGTTGCGCCGGCGCGTCTTCGACCGGCGCCGGGTCCTCGACCGGCCCACCGATCGGGCGGATGCCCTCGGCCCGGGTTTGGTCATCGCGGCGCAGGCGATCGACCTCGTCTGGGTCACCGCCGCGGGCCTCGATCTTCGACGAGCGCGAGTCGAGGCCGAGGTTCAACTCAAGCTCGTCGGCCTTCAGGTCCTTCAGCGGGTCGACCCAGTCCCACTTCGGCGGCTGCCACTTCACGGTGCCGAGCTTGGTCCGATCGCGCAGCATCACTGCGGGCGTGAGGCCCCGTATAGCCATGGAGGCCGCGGCGATCTCGATGAAGCGCGCCCAGATAGGGCGGCACATCTGGAAGGCGATGACCTGGTGCTGGAACTGCGAGATCCGGCGCTTGTATTCGAGCTCCACGCCGCGCTGCGACGAGAAGTTGCCCTTGGACGGATCGTTCGACATCGCCGCGTAGGGCACGCCGAGACCGGCCGAAATCGCGAGCTGCTGCCGGTACTGGAAGGCCTCATAGGAGCCGCCAACGTCGGCCGGCTCCGAGAACTTGATCGACTCGCCCGGGTTGAGGACCTGCATCGTCCCGGGCTCGAGGTCGGCGACCGTCTGCTCGATGTCGAGCGAGAGCGGCGCGACGTTCACGTCGGCGTCGATCCCACCAAACGCACCGAGCGTCTCGGGCCGGTGACCGGGAACGACCGGGAGCGGATCGCCGATGGCTTTCTTCTCGATGAAGCCGGCGAACATCGCCGCGGTTCGCTTCCGGTCGAGCTCGGCATCGTCGTAGCTGTCGAGCAGGTGCAATCGGACCATCGCGGCCGTCAGCTGCGACTGCCCTCGGATCTGTCCGGATTCCAGCACGCGGTAGATGTGGATCACGTCGGAAGCCGGCACACGGGTGCGATCGGCGGTCTCCTGACCATAGGCGAAAGCCCCGTCCCCGGGGCGCGCCTTCAGAAAATGGTAGGCGACCCGCTGGCCGATCGGGTTGAACTCGATTCCGTGGCGGATCTCGTTGCCGTTCTCCGAGCACTCGACGTTGTAGTTCAGCGGCAGCTGCTCAGCCTCGATCATCTGCAGCTGGAGCGGAACGCTCAGCCCGTCAGCGAGGCGCCGTGGCCGGAGCCGGATGAAACACTCGCCCGACACGAACACGGCCCGGGCCACGAGCGCCTGCAGGCCGTAGAAGTCGGTCACGCCGTCGGCGTCGCACTCATCGGTCCAGCGCAGCCACGTGTCCTTCAGCGCGGCTTTCAGCGCCTTGTCGGTGAGCATAGGCGACGGGACGATGCCGTCACCGATCGCGGACCCGACCCAGGTGTCGACGGCCGAGGCCGCCAGGGCGTTGTCGCGGGCGAGCTGCCGCGTCCGGGCCCGGAGGATGTCACCGCCCTGGGCCTGCAGGGCGTTGATGCTGACCCGCTCTGGAAACCACGTGCGCAGGCGCCGCGTGAACCGCGCGCCCTCGTACCCGAAGCCTGGCGCGAAGTAGGCGCGCGCCGCCGAACGGCCGCCGCCGAAGATGCGCGAGAGCAGGCCCATGGACTACAGACCCTTGCGCCCGATCATCCGGACCTGCCGGATCTGACCGGTCGGCCGGCCGATGCCGCTGCCCTGGTCGTCGAGCGCGCCAATCTCGGCGAGCAGCTCGTCACGACGGCGAAAAAGGCTGGCGACGTCGGTCTTCTTGAACCGCCCGGACGCGTCCCGGATCTCGACCGCAGCGCTGTCGAGCCGGCGATTGATGCCCTCAATGATCGCGAGCTTCTCGGCTCGGATCTGATCGGGCGATTTGTAAGGGAGGCCCATTGTCAGGCTCCTGGCGAGTGCACGCAGACGCCAAGCCGATCTGGCGGGGGAGGAGGCGCTCCTGGCACCCGGCGGTACGGCACTCGGATGCGGGGCTTTTCGGGCAGGCGAGGCATCTGCGCATCCACGTCGAAATGCGGAAAGATACTGGTGCGGCGTTCGGTCGACCCGCCCGTCGGCGGTGGCGGCAGCGGGGACCAATCGCCTGTCTTGAGCCAGTTCTCGTCGATCGGCTGGTGCCCGCCGGAGATGCGGGACGCGCTACGGGCGCCCGTGATGGCGTTCTGCCGGTAGATAGTCGCGCCCGTGTCGCGAACGATTCGCCACGCGAAGAATGAGCACAGCCAATCTACGAGCGAAGGCCCGCTGCCGGGCAGCGTTCCAGGAGGACGAGGCTTCGGCATGCGATGCCCCATGAAGACGGTGACTTGGGCGGCATGCTCAGAAGGACAGCAAACCAGCCAGGCGGAGAAACCAACCCCCCAGCGCGATGAGCCCGGCACCTGCCGCGAAGATCGCAGCGCCGCCGATCGTCATGCCGAGCAGGATTGCGAAAGCGGTGATGAGGCGCTCACTGGCTTCGTCTGAACTCATTGCTCCTGACACGAATGATCGTAGAGAACCGCTGGGGCATAGCAAAAGTTAGAAATTCCGACTTCATCAAGAGTCACAACTTTTGCCTTATGAGCAAAAGATAATCCCCGAAGGCTATGTATAGCCTCAATCATAGATGAAACGCAGGCTCGGTGCGGGACCACAATGACGGCGCCTTCAGGCGCATTCTCAATCATTCTTCGGGTTCGACCAGTACCCGACAAATCAAACGATTTTCTCTCGTATGACGGGAGCCCTCTATTTATCATCGCCGCCATGCCGCTGGCATATGCAGCTTCGATATCGGTCAGAACCGTTGCCGAAAATTGATGGATTGATTCTGCCGCCATCTCTTCCGCGGCTGAAAACGGCATTCCGCGTGTGAGCACATAAAATTTTGCAACAGTGTATAGACACTCGTCGCCGCGGACAGTGCTCGGCGTAGTGTTGTAGACTTGTCTTAGTCTCGCGTACACAACGCTTGTCGCAAGTTCTTGTTTATCCTCGAAGTTCATCCTCACCGTCCCATGTAGCTGCTGCGCTTCACCGGGCGGCCCGGCTGCTGCGATGGCGGTGGGGCGGCCGGCCCGCGCTCGGACAGGCGACGGACCCGGGATTCGAAATCGATGCTCGGCAGGGCGTACCGGCCAGCGAAGGCGTAGACCGTCGCGTCGAGCGCCTCGGCGGCCGCGTTCTTGATCCGCTCGAACCGCCTAACCGGCTTTCCGGAGATGCGGCGGATGACCCGGCGCTCCGACGTCAGCTGATCGAACCAGGACAGGGGCAGGCTCGCGGAGAACCGGACCTGCTCGGGGTAGCGCCCGAGCTTCATGAAGAGGATCTGCTTGATCTCGTCGACGCCGACGATCCAGAGCCGGCCATCGCCGCCGAGCGCGCCGCCGGACACCCTGCCCTTCGACGCCTCGATCACAGGCTTGCGCCCGCCCAATCCCTTGATCGCCAGCACGGTGCGGTGAAGCCGCGGCCAGCAGAACGCGTAGACCGCCTCGACCGTGCCGCCATCGCCCGAGTCCACGCAGGTGGCTTCGATGCCGAGCGCGCCGCCGAGCGGGTGTTTCCAGCGCTGCAGCAGCAGTTCGTCGAGCTCTCGCCAGACGTGCCCCTGCATCGCGTCGCCCCAGATCACGAAGTGAGCCAGCGCGTAGGCCGTACCGTCCTTGGCCCAACCGTAGATCGCGATCTCCAACCGATCGGGCTGGACGTCGACGCCTGCCGTCAACAGCAGTACCGCCTCAGGGAAATCGAGAGCCTCGCCGTCGACCGTCTGGACGTTGAGCCCGAACGGCTCGACGCGCGCGGCGAGCACGTCCGCCGTGGTCGCCGTGTCGATACTCTCGGACCACCCCTCACCGAGCTTGGTGTTGTGGAACGCCCGCAGCAGATCGGGCTGGCCGCTGGCCGCGACGTATTCGGCCGCCAGTTCGGCCCAGGATGCGTTGACATGCGGCGAGATCAGCGCCGACAGGGCGAAGCCGGCGTGGCCCACCACTTCCGGCCGCGTAGCGCGCCAGCGGCCGTTGGCGACCATCTCAGGCTTGCGCCGCTCCGGGATGATGACGCCGCAATGCGGGCACCCCCATGAGGCGGTCTCGGTCCGATGGCGGATCGTCCGACCCTGAGCGTCCCGGTCCTTCTCCCACTCGATCTGCGACCACTTCGGCTCGGCGTACTCGCCGCACTCGAAGCACTTGATCTCGTAGACGCGCCGATCGCTCTTCTCGTACTCCCGGCAGATCGTGGAGGTGTCTTCGTCCTTGGGTGTCGAGCCGCGGACGATCTTCTTGTTCGGGAAGCTGAGCGTCCGGTTGATGGCGAGCACGAGCGCGTCGCCTTCGGCCGTCACCTCGATCCCGTCTTCCTCGTCGATGAGCAGAATTCGGACCGTGTGCGCCCGCAGGTTGCGGGGCGACCGGGCCGCGTTGATCTTGAGCGAGCCGCCGGGGAAGCGGCGGTAGCGCATCGTGTTGCGGCCGGTCTCATCCGTGTCGCTGGCCAACGTGCCGGACACCACCGGGCTCGCATCGAAGATCGGCTCTAGATCTGAGACGACGAAGTTGCGACCGTCAGCCTCGGTCGGCAGCAGCACCATGATCGGCGCCGGCTCGTTGACGACGTGGCCGGCGATCGCGCCCACCAGGATCGTCGTGTAGCCGACGCGGACGCACTTCTTGACCGTGACCAGTGGAAGGGCCGGGTCGCCGATAGCGTCCGCGATCTCACGCTGGAATGCCCACAGGCGAATCGGGCCGGGTTCGGCGACGAGCCCCTCGGGCAGGCGAAGATCTCGTTCGATCCACTCCGACAGCGGCAGGCGGGGTGGTGGCCGTAGGCGAGCGAGGGCCCGCGCGACCGTCTGATCAAGCAGCGTGGACACGGCCCTCGGCTGCCAACGCCATGATGTCTCGGATGACCTGGTCGATGCTGGCGATCTCGTGCGGGGTCATGTGCGGGTTACGCATCGCCACCTTGCCCGAGGCCGCGAGCAGCTGAGCTCCGAGCTTCACCATCTCATCGGCCCATCGACGCTCCGCGGTGGCCGCATCGATCATTCGACCTGCGGCTTCTGCGTGCGCCCGGTCCCGCTCCCACGTCTGGACGATCTTCTCCGCCGTCCGGGCGTGGTTGAAAGTCAGCTCCTCGCCCTCAGCGATCGTCACGCCCTCGGCGGCCAAAATCTCCCGGATGCGGGTGCGGGCGAGATGGGCCTCGACGGTCGCCTGGGCCGTCACAGCGGCGAGCGCCGCCGGTCGCGTGCCGTTCTCTCGTTCGCGAACGCCCGTGAACGCGACCTGCTGGCGGGCCGGATCGGTGTTGGCTGCCAGAGCCGCCCGGACCTCGGCCTCGTCGAACTTGCCGTCCGGCCCTTTGGGGATCTGGCCGTTGGCTGCCAGCTTGTGCAGGCCCGATTTCGCCCGGCCCAGACGGCGGCCCAACTCGCTCAGGCTGAGGCGCTCGCCCATCCTATCCGCCTCGTTCACCTACATTTTCGGATTTACCGGGAGCGAAAGACCGCGCCTCTACAGCCCGCAAGAGAGGCGAGAGCCGGGGAGGACCCAAACGTCCCTATAATGTCACAGTGTTGCTGAAAAGGTACTACTTCGAGACCCGTCGCCCTTTGGCATACCAGATTCCAGAAACACCCATCCGCCGGGCCATCGCCTCGACGTCCTCCACCGTGGTGCGAACGATCATGCGGGCCGCGGGAGCGATGGCACCGGGTGCGCCGCGCAGGGTGGAGCGGATGGCACTCCCGATGACGGTGCGCCGCTCTGAGCAACGGCAAGGCATCAGTGTGCGGCGCTCCGTTGCTTGATGCGCTCTGCCATGATTGCCTGAACGTTGACGCCAACGTAACCGGACCCTGCTGCGACAATGGTCATTCCCGTCGCACTGGAAGCCGACTCCACGATCTGACCTGCGTACCTCGCAGCGGCAGGCAGATTGTAGTCCGTCGCGAGATGCGAAAGGACGACAAGGCGCTCGATGTCTTTGCGGTTCAGGCGACGATGCTTGCCGGTGCCGTCACTCTTGAGATTTGGGAGGTAGCCCCGAGCAATCCAGTTTCGAGCCGCAGTCGGTGAGACGCCAAAGCTAAGACACGCGTCCGTCAGGCTGACCAAGTCGCTCAATGAATTGCCCCTGCACCCGTCTGTTCGAACCCGCTCATGTCGAAGGTGACCGGCATCGGCCGCCCCGTCTTTGGCTATACTTGAGCACGCACGAAAAAACTTCGCACGACTGCGCGAATGCTTGTTGACGTCCAAAGTACTCTGAAGTATTACTTGGTCATCGGCAGCGAGGAACCAAGCAGATGACCAAGTCCTTCCAGATCATCGACACCAAGCTCAACAAGATCGTCCTCACCAAGATCAGCGAATACGAGGCTCACAAGCGAGTGGACCTGCTGAACTCATGCGGGATCGTCCGGTACAAGGCCCGGGCGGTCTGAGGGGTGGGGGCTTCGGCCCCAGCTCTCGTCTTGGCCTCCGGCAGTATTGTTAGGGGCATCATCTATTTTGGGGCTGGCCTAAGACTGCCTTCGCAGATCAGGTCCTACGCCGCCCGCTCGAACCCGCTCATGTCGAACTGGACGGGCATGGTCGGCTCGCAGACGCTTCGCGCGGGGGCAAGGGCCGATGCTGGCGCCCTATCTCGGCAAGCGGTTGGGCGCTGTCGTCGGTCGGCTGCGCCTGTCTCTTACGGTCCGCGTGAAGTGGACCTGAGTTCAGACGAATACGCGCGCCCGCCTCGCTAAAACTTTCGACCCAGGCATCAATCTCAGAGCGATGCCTATCGGTGATGGCCAGCCCGTGGAACTGGATCCGCTTACGCTCGGTATCGCGCTGAAGAGCGGCGATGCGATCGCGTTCTCTAGCAGCGGCCAGTTTATCAGCTCGGATCAGACGGCGCCGCTCGATTTGAGTCGGCGTCTCGGCCGGTCCGATGCCGCCGGGCATCACATTGGTCAGCGTCGGGTTTCGGTCTACGAGCTTGAACTCAAGGTCCAGCGCATCGGCCTCGTTCACGAACACCGCCGCTATCCGCACCTCAACAGCCAAGCCAGCCTTCGAGATATCTAGGATGCGTTCGACCTTGCGAGCATTCCCGCTGCGCTGTCCGGCACGAACTTGGCGCTCGTGCTCCCACGCGCGATCGCGTTGCCCCTTTCCAACGTAGAAGGGTAGCCCGCTTCGGGGGTCAATCAGTTCGTAGGTGTAGAACCCAGGCGGGTACCGGCTGTCCGTCGGCGACCATCGAATGATTTCTGGCGACGGTGCTGCGCAGACAGGCTCGTTGGCCTCCTGCTGCTCCATCAGCCCATTTTTGTGTCGAGAACCGTGAAGCCGCCGGGGCATCAGTGGCCACCAAAGCTGACGCACGACGGTACGGTTGCATTTTGGCAACACCGAACCTTCGCGCTGGGATTTATTATCATGCTGCCACCGAGAATTTCAAGCCCTTCCGCTGCAACTCGCGATGGGTGAGCGAACTATCCGCGGGCAACTCGCCGCGTGCAATCAGTGCCTTGATAAACTCCGGCAGCTCCGGACGCGCTCGCCCCTCACGAAGGGTGGCATCGAAGTCGCCCCTCAAAATGCGAAGCCGTAAGGCGTAGATCTCGGCGGGGGGCAGCGCAGCCCAGCCTTCATCCGCACCACGAACGATACGCTCAATGCCGACAATCGTGCGGGCCCGCTCGGGCTCATCTGCACGCACGAGATGGTTCCCGTCGCGCACGTAGCGGCTGACGAACTCAACGAGGCTCTGCGTTTCCCTGTTCATGCCGAACAAGACACATCGAGGCAGAAGAGGTCGCTCAGCCACGAAGCGCTTGCGATTCCGGATACGCCAATACCGGATGGTCGGCAGAACAGTGTCTATGCCGCGTTCTTGAAGCGCGGCTCGAACGGAGAACTCGGCGCCGGGATTGGTCACGGCGGCATGCCAAGTCATCGGCGAAGCGTCAGCTTCACCGGCGCCTTGAGCCAACGCGGTCGCCCGGCGACCGTCTATCCGGCAGCGGGCACCGCATCCCAGGGCAGGGTCGGCTTCCAGCGCGGGGGCATCATCGTCCCGCGGCAGCCATAATGGCATCAAGCCATTGTGCTGCGGCGTCGCTTTGGCATCGTAGGTCTTGCTGCTCATCCTCGGCGGCCTCTCTCGGGGTCGCCGCGGTCACGGTCGGATTGTGCGGGCGGATCATACCGCAGACCTGCTGGCAAGGTCCGGAGGCGGCCCTGATTTCTTACCCGGGGTAAATACGCGCGGTAGAGAGATCCCCCATTAGAGACAGGGGGAGAAGAGGTATGAAGGGTATTATATGTAAAAAAGGTATTCTTCTTTTTTTATATATACTTAGGCCGGATCATTAGTACCCCAGCGCCATTTTTTACCCCAGGGTATAAATTGGCCGTTTGGCTTCTTACCCCGAGGGTAAAAAATGAAGTACCCCAGCCGGATTGGGGTAAAAAAAGGCCCGCCAGTGGCGGGCTGAAGCTGACTAGTCGGGTTGAGCGACGCTGATCCGACTTCAGCCGGTGTCCTCATCCTCCGTGAGCAGACGATAGGATTTCTTTGGTCGCCCCTTGTCGCCGGTCTTTTCCTCCATCTCCTCGATCTGGCCACTGGTCCGCAGGTAACCGATCACGGCATCCAGATCGCGCGAGTTCATCCGGGCGTCTACCCGGCGATACAACTCGGTCCGTGTCAGCGCACGGGCAGACTTGCGAATCTGTCCGAGCACGAGCTTGGCGTTGGCCTGATGGTCATTCTCGGCCATGTTTTCGCGTAGGCCGGTCACGAACAGGTTCAGCGACCAGTCGACCAGCCGCCGCGCGAATAGCATGTCGCTCTCGTCGACCACGCATCCTTCGAGACTATCGTCCGCATAGCGCCCGCAGGCGACGATGAGAGCAACGCGCTTCGTCATCTCAGCGCCGCGAACCCAGGCCTCGAACAGCGGGTCGCGGTCGGCCCGCTCCATCATGGCCTCGTCACGCTCCCGGCACTCGGCGAGAATGGTCTCGGCCTCAGGCGTCAGGTCAATGACGCGGATCTCCGGCGGCCGCATCGGATCCTGCAACGTCGAGGACGGTGGAACGAACCGCCGCGGATCGACGCCGGGAGGCGGCACATCCTGAAAGGTGAACAGCCTCCGCGCCGAGGCGATCAACGCCTCAGGCACCACTTCCTCGGGAAGCCGGGGCTTGCGCCCCCGGACCCGCTGGAATCGCGGCAGCACGAGAAAGCGGTTCAGGAACCCACCCGCCAGGAGCTTCGCCTTCAGATGCTCGTAGAAGCTCGTGGGCGTGGTCGCGCCGAAAAAAGACATGCTCGGGTGCTTGATCTGGATATCGCCGCGCGTCGTGGTCGAGTTCGGCGAGAACGTGCCGGTCAGTCGGCCCCAGAGGGTGCAGTAGTCCTGCACCAGTTCGCGCTCCTGGGCGTTGGCCTGCTTGGCACCAGCACGGGCCAGAACTTTGTCCACCTCGTCAATGATCTGGACCTGTACGGGCCGCTCCGCCAGCCGCATCGCCAGAGAAGCCGCCGACGAAGCTGCACCGGTGTGCAGCCGCTCGGGTGAGACCGCATCAAGGATCTGGCGCATCGCCTCCTGGGATCGCTCCTTGCCCGACCCGGTGCCGGCGATGGCCAACTGGTAAAGCGCCGTTCCGGACAGCGGCCGCCCGCAGTAGACGCGCCGGCCGACCAGCGTTCCGACCACGGCCAGGGCCGCGCCGATCGCGAACAGCCGGATCGGCTTCGGGCTGGTGGCTTCGATCCAGTCGGCGATGTCGCCTACGAGACCAGGCACCTGCAAGTACTCGTCCGGGAAGTCCCGAGGATCGCCGCCACTGGCCGGGCGCGGGTCCGTCGAAACAATGGGGGTCTCGGCGATGACTTCGCCAGTCTCTGCGTCCATCAGAACGCCGTCGCGCCGTTCCACGGAGCGCGGGGCGACATCAACGGCGATCGTCTCGCCGAATCCGACACGGTCGGCCAGCCACATGAAAGCTTGGTCGAGCTCCAGCCCGCGTGCGCACATCACGAGGTCCAGCGGCGTGTACGGCCGCTCGCCGTCGTGGAAATCGCGGATGCCCTCGTTGTGGATCTTTAGATTCTGCCCGCGCTTCTCCAGAGAGCGACCGGTATGCGACGGCCGCCATGTCGGCACGGCCACGTAACCGTCCCCACGCCGCTTGAGCTTGTAGAGGCCGAGATCCGGAACCCACGCGCCGAGGTCGTCCATGGCGAGGTTGTTGAGCCGCCGGTGCGGAGGCTCTTCGCCGACCGGCGTCTCCCGCCTGGGTGGGAGCGCCACTTCGGCCTCATAGCCGAAGGGCTTGAGCGCTTCCGCGATGCGGTCTCCAATGTCTTCGTCGATCCATGGCAGATCGTCGGGGTCGACCGCGTCCAGCGTCTCGGTGCGGGTCCAGCGGTACGGCTTGCCCGTGTCGGGGTGCAGGGTCGGCGGCAGCACCGTCTGCGTCCCAGGGCCGAGAAGGTCGAGCACGCGGTGCAAAGCGCCGTTCGGACCACGCACATTAAATCGGCGCGTCATGAACCCAGGGCCGGCTCGGTAGAACAGGGTCTCGCCCTTCTGCCCGGCCTTACCGACCATCGAGACCGGCAGGACGGCGAGGATCGCCGCCATGATGACGGGATCATCCGTGTCGATGTCGGCCGAGACCGTGCCGCGCGAGGCCGGCCCGTGGGCGACGCACACGCCGCCGTCCGAGGCCGACCACAACTCCACCTCGATCTCGATCGGCAGGCGCGCCGCAGCGCGCGCGGCCCAGTCGTCCATGCCCCGCCAATCACCGGAGCCGAGTGGAACGCCAGGCCGCTTCGAACCCGGGATGATCGGAAGCGCCGCGTATCCACGCTCGACGAGGCGCGCTCCGACCTGCGCATAGGCCCCCAGCAACGGCGAACTCATGAAAGCGTCGCCCGAGCGAGGAAATACTGGCGCAGGCTGGTCTCGAAGCCGACGATGACATGGTCGAGGAACGCTCGCCATTC